ACCAATAAGTGAAACTGGTAATGATTCTGTGATGAATTCTTTTTCAATTTCAAGAGCCGACAATAAAATCTCTTTAATTCTTTTTTCACTTGGTTTTTCTTCTACGTGATTATTCAATAAATGAATTGCAAAATCACAATGTAAATTTTCATCTTTAAAGATTAAAGAATTAGCATTACACAATCCTTGCATAATTCCACGAGACTTTAACCAAAAGATTGAACAAAACGAACCTGAAAAGAAAATACCCTCAACCGCGGCAAATGCCACCAACCTTTCTTGGAAGGATGCGTTTTCAATCCAATCCAAAGCCCATTTAGCTTTCTTTTGAACTGCCGGTAGGTTATCCAAAGCTGTAAAACATTTGTTTTTTTCCTCTTCATTTGAGATATAAGTATCAATCAATAATGAGTACATTAACGAGTGAATGTTTTCCATTGCAAGTTGTATTCCATAGAAAAATTTAGCCTCGGGATACTGAACCTCTCTATAAAAATTTTCAGCCAAATTTTCGTTAACGATACCGTCGGATGCCGCAAAAAATGAAAGAATATTTTTAATAAAATATTGTTCGTTTTCTGAAAGATTTTCCCAATCTCTAATATCACCACTTAAATCAACTTCTTCCGCAGTCCAAAACGCGGCTTGGTGCATTTTATAATATTCCCATATATCATTGTATTGGATTGGGAATATCACAAATCTGTTTGGGTTCTCTTTTAATATTTTTTCCATATTTTTAATTTATTTCTGTTTTAATAATTATACTTGTTGTTGTTTTCTTTTCTCCATAATCTCCTTAATTCTGTTTCTTTTTTGTTCTTCTTTTTGTTCTTCAAGTCCCAAGAATGTTACAGAACTTTCTGTATCAATATCCAACATTTCGTTGTTGAACTTACAGTTTTCAAATACTACCCCATCTTTACCGATACGAGATTTTGTAATGGCAATTGTTGCAAGATTTAACTCTTTTTGTTGTAGTGACTTCGCTACAGTAATGATGACGTGTCCAACTTGAGCCTTTTTGATTGACCCACCCATTTGGTCTGTAGTTACAACATCTGATGATATTGAACTTCTGTTACCTTGTGTCGCTGTCCATCCTACAATATTTAATTCATGACACATAGCCTCAAATGCTCTCATAACTGAACCCTCACTTTTCCATTCATCTTCCAAAGCTTTTTCAGGAGTTACACAATCAATATAATCCAAAATAATCATATCAATATGAGTACCATCGGCAATCATCTTACGAATTTGATTTTTAATTTGACTCATAGTAAATGTGTCAGATTGTAATTTTTTAAGAATTAATTTGTTAGACATCTTCTCTTCAATCTCAGCAACCTTTTTTAACACCTCATCTTTATGTGTACTAAGGTCATCAGGAGCAATACCTGTCCAACAAGTAAAATGTTTTCTTTGGATAATTTTTGGGTTATCCTCAAAAAATACCTGTAATACATTAAACCCTAAATTAAACGCATTGTTTGCAATCTTTGTAGTTAGAGTTGATTTACCAACACCTGTAGGTGCAAGTATTACCCCAATCTCCCCTTTTGCTAACCCACCTTTAAGTAAGTTGTCAATACCCGGTATTCCCATAGGAATTGGGTGTCTATAATCATCCGCTAATACATCTTCTAAGTTTTCAAACACATCACCAGTTCCTTTATCAACATTACCAACTTGTAATGCCTCTCGAACCATTTCTTCTAATGTGTCATAATTTTCAAACTCACCGTGGTCTATAATTTTTTTAGCCTTTTCCATCACTTTCTGTAACTCTTGTTGTTTACAGAATTTTAAAGCCTTTTCTTGAACAAATTGTACCCCACTTTCATCAATATTTTTTATATCAGAAATTGTATCAAGAGTTATTTTTAACAATAACTCCTGAGCAATTTCACTTTTAGCTACTTGATTAAGAGTATCAAAACTTGGCGAATGCTCAAATTTTTGATAATACTCTTTCACCATTTGAACAATAAGTTTAAAGTATTTGTTTTCGAAGTAAGATGGTTCTAAAACTCCAACGATGGAATGGGCGAAATCCTTATCAACAATAAGTTGATTTAGAAGTTGTAACTGAAATTGATTTCCTAAGTATTCAAAATTTTTGTCCGCCATAATTCCTTTTTTTATTAAATATCTTTAAACTAAAGAGTAACCCATATATTCGTGTGTTAAATTTTTACTTGACAAAACTTCTGTCAAATCATTTAAAACACCTTTTAAATAAGGTCTAACATCAACCGTATATCTAACTTTAGGTGGGTACGGTTTAGCATCAAATACCTGATGATATAATACTTTATCTCCATTTTTAATATAAACATTGAATACTTCGGGTCCGTCAGTAAATGATGTATTCAAAACTTCAGGGTCTTCTGTAATTTGATACTGATTGTCAAGCATGTAACTTACAGATTTCATTTTGAAATTGTGTTTTAATTCATTGACAAAATTATCAACCAAGTCAATTAAATCCGCGGAACGATGCGAATTTGGGTTATACCCTTTTACATTAAAAAATCTCTGAACAATAAAATTGTTGTTCACTGTCATCAGAAACTCTAGTTTCGTAATGTCTTGTTGTTCTCTCATAATTGTTTTTTTTATTTTTTGTTTTTTTCTTTTCTTGTTAATTTCATAAACGGTTTTAAAAAATATGTCCACGAATCATCCCCTTTAGGTAGGTACTTAAACAATCCGTCTTCAACCATATAACGAATAATATTTTTGTAACTTCTTCCTTCAGTTTCTAATGTTTCATTAACAATTTGGGAAATTTCTTCTTTGTCCTCGTCTTTGAGGAGTGGGTTTGATAAGTCAACAATTTGTTCGTTGACCACATAATATTCGTTTTCAAAAATACCTGATTTTGTTTTTCCTGTTAGTAAATTTTTCAGTGTCTGATTATCTTTTTGTTCTTTCAAAAGTTCCTCAGCTCTTTCTAAAATATCGGTATAAGAAATCGGTTTTTCAAGTATCTCAGGAAAAAATTTAACCAATGTCTTTTCACCCAAAAGGTAAATTCCCTCAATATTATCACTCTTATCACCAGTCATAATTTTTAATGTTTTAACATTATAGTGGGGAAATGAAAAGTCGTCAAATTTAATAGTATCTCCATTTTTAAAAGTACTTTTTAGTGATGGTGAATATACAGATACTTTTTCAGAAATCAGTTGTGTTAAATCTCTATCTGACGAAAAAATTAATTTATCCTCATTTTCAGATACCTGACAATAATAAGCAATTAAATCATCAGCTTCTCGTCCTGAGACTTCAATCTGTCTCACATAGATTTCTTCGAGATATTGTTTGATGCGATTTTTTTGTCTTAGGTAGGACATGAAGATTGCATCCTCCATAACTAATTTTCGGTTTTGTTTGTATTTGGGGTAAAGAACTCCACGAATACTCGTAGAGTCCTCTCCGTCCCAAAATACCACTACTTTATCAAAGTTTTGTTCTTCAATAAATTTTCTTAGTGTGTTGATGAAATGATAAATTGCTCCAATATGTTCTCCGTTGTGAAAGTAATCTTTCACCCCATGAAATCCAATCTTCATCAAATTATTCCCATCAACAAGGAGTGTTTTTTTCACAAAAAGTTAATTAAAATGGTTCGTTTTCGTTTTCAAAAGTTTCTTCACTTTCATCAAGAGTAATTTCCCCTGTACCTGAAAGAATTGCGTTCCAATATTGTGAGTATTGTTTTTTGTACTCCTCAAGAGCCTCTTTAGTATCTACAATATATCCTTGTGGTGTTGCAATAATCTTACCATCTTTATATCCTAATCCGTTAATATGGTTCTTTAGAACAGAGATTTTTGTTCGGATAGCGTAAGACACCGTTCTTCCATTTTTAGTTGCAGTAATGTGATTAATACCTGCATTTTTTTGATTGCCAAATAAAAAAACAAGTGCAGATGCTAACCAAAGTGCTTCACCACCTTTGGCCTTAATTGTTGGTTGTCCAAATGGATTATCAGGTAATTCAACCCAAGGTTGATTTACTACTACCATTGTGTTTGTATATGGATAATCTTCCTTACGAGATTTAGTAATACGAGCTTGGATACCCATACCAATCTTGTCTGCCAAAACAGATGCGTTGTGTTGTTTACCACCTTTACCATCAAATGTCATCTTACAAGGAACTGAACCAACAGAATCCCAAAGAAAACAAAGAGAATAAGGAATGTTACCTTTTTCTTGTTCGTCCAATAATTCGTTAATATAGTCTGTAACTTGTTCGATGTAATCAAAGTTATCATTGAAGATAAATTGTCCGTCCCATTCTCCTTCGATAAGTTCAGCTTTAAGACCTAATTCTACCGCGTGGTCCCACGACCATTTCTTTTCAGTAATAATGAAAACGGGTAGATGCCCCTTCTTCTGAGCCGAAACAGCGGCTTTAACAAGTGCTGTCGTTTTGGAAGAATTTGAGTGCCCCAAGAACATATTGATGTTACCCAAAGCAGGACCAGGTAAACCGCAACTACTATGAAAAGCTTCGTCGACTTCATAGAACTCTGTATCTTTGTATTTAGTTTTCGTAGAATACTTATTTTTGATTGCATCTAATGAAAATTCTTTTTTCTTTATAGCCATAAATGTCTATGTGTTTAAATTGTTAGTATAAAAATAAAAAAGGATGGACACTTTGACTATGCTAGTGTCCATCCGTATAAATTAGAATGGTAAATCACCATCAGGTTCGTCACCTGCTTGTGGGTCAACAATTGACATGTTTCCACCACCAACACTCATTTCAGATGCCGCGTCTCCATAAACATATTTACCTAAATCAGATGACCATCTTGGAGTTTCTCCACGAGCAATCGCTTCCAAATATTCAACAGGTTTTTTAGAGTAAACATCGGCCCAAGTAAGTGGGTCTTCAGTCCAAGTTTTAGCAGTTTCCGCGTCTGTGTGAACAGGAGATGGGTCATCGTGCATTACAGTTTGGATAACTGTATAGGTCGCTCCTTTTGGAGTCTTAGCCTTTGCCAACTCGATAATCAAATCACGACCATTAACAGGGTCAGTAATATCACCTTTAGCTTTCCAAATTGGGATGATTTTGTCAAGAATACCTTCGTTCTTGTAATTGTGTTTAAATCTCCAAAACTTAACTCCATCCGCTTCGTTATCACGGTCAATAACCTTAACGATGTAGAATTTACGTGGTTTGTAAGATTTAGCAAGTTCCTTATCGGACTCTTTACCTGTTGACATTAATTCGTCGTGAATTTCAGTCAAAGGTGAACGCTCGTTGTCGTTTTTACCTGGGTCATAGATTTTATTCCATTTACCCTCAACTTGTACTTCGTGGTACCACACCTCTTTAAAAGGTGATGAACCGTCAGGAGTTGGTAAAATACGAAGACGTTTTTGTCCCGATGTTTCATTTTGCGTTAGAATTGCTGCAAAATACTTTTTCATTCTGTCTTCTTGAGACATTTTGTTAGCTCCGTTTGAGCCACCTTTCGCTTTTTCATACTGAGCGAGTACAGCATCTAGTGAATTTGTCGCCATGATATATATAAATTATTAGTTAATAAACAAGTATAAGTGTGTCAGCCGTAATAGTCAAACAAAAATTATCTATAAGTGAAAGTATTAGTATCACTATCCTCACTATCCAAATTATTAAAACTGTTTTTTATTTCAGCTTGTGAATAGTTTTCAACATCATCAGGTGTAATCACATATTCGTTTTTACCTGATTGTTCAATATCCTGTAGTTTATCATCAAAAAATTGTGTCAATTTTTGATTAAAAGGTCCTGAATCTAAACTTCTTAATTCTAATTTTTCTTGCGGAGTTTTTTCACGATATTTTTCAATCTTAGTTTCAATAGTATTTATCTTATCCATAATTTTATCCATTTCAGATAATTTACTTTCAAGATTTTGTATTTGTGAAAAAAGATTTTGAAAGAATTCATTTTGTTTTTCCTCCATATTTTTTTGTGACGTTACAAGTTCTGTAACATCCAATTCTTCAGTTTCTGAATCTTCTGATTTTTCATCACCGATTTTTTCAACGTCAGGGTCATTTTCCACATCAACAGGTGCTGATGGTTCAGCGGCGGGTGCCGCAGGGGGTGCCCCTGCTTCAGGTGCCGCAGGTAGTGCTCCTGCTTCAGGCGATGGAGGAGGTGTTCCAAGGGCTAAATCATCAGGTGGTGGTGGAGCGTCTTGTTCAAAAATATAATTGTTGATTTTATTATGTTTTTTTAATTCCTCTAATAATTTTTTAGATAAATCCATTTCCTTACCCATTTAAAAGTTGTTTATATCCCTGTGTTGTTTCAACATTGATTTTTTTATTAATTGTCATTGTATTGTTAACTCTTTCAATTAAACCGTCTTTCATTCTAATTGTGTAACAATCTCCAGTATCTAAGTCACAAACTTCTTTATAACCATTACCCTTATCGGTTTCAGTTATTCTTGTGTTCTTACCAAGGTATCTATCTAAAGCTTCTTTAGTATTCATAATTATTTTTTATATAAATATACTAATAAATTAAAATGTCATAGTAATAGGATATGATTTATAATAATCTGACCTTGTAGTATCTATTTGACCATTAGATAAAACAGGTTTTGTAAAAATTGTAATTTGGAATTCATAAACTCCACTAGAACCTGAACCAGTACAGTCTACTTCTTCTAACAAATCTTCAGCAGTTATTGTAACTGTTTGTCCATTTGAAGAAATATAATTATTTGAGAACTGTTGTCCAGTCGCCGACCCTTCAGCACAACTTGCAGTAATATTGTACCCATATTCAACTAAGAATATATTTCTTAACCCATCAACACTAGGATTAACACTAACTGTAAATTCTTCAAACATTGGTGGGTTAGATATTGTATATTGATAATCGGAAGTTAAAGGCGGTGTTTGTGTGTTATTAGTTAGTGTTGTACCAGTACTTGTTTGAGTATCCCCTGTTGGGGCTGGGTTCAAATTAACAGGGTTTAAAATAACATAAGCCTTTTTAACTTTTTCCAAAATGGCAGCGTACTCGCTAGCATTTTTACTTATATATTCATCATAATAAGCATCTTCCTGTTTTGATTGTAATGACCAATATTTAATATAAAATTTAGTTAGTTCTTCAACTATAGTAATATCTGTAGCAAAATTTAAATCAGGGTAGAAATTTTTTAAATAAAGATTCATGAATTCCAAATTATAAGTAATATTTGGGAATTTAACAATTGGTATTAATTCAGTACCAAAGTTTAAACATGTGTATTCTTTATTAAATTTACTTGGTAGGTCACCAGCCCATTTTCGTTTTAAATTAACATTAGTTAAATTATTATTGAATAATTTTATATTTCCATTTGAGTCATTAGATATATAAATTAAGGTAAATAATGCCGCTCTTTTTTGTAAATCGTCTCCAACAATAAATTGAACCTCCTCAATTACTCGTGAATATGATAATGTCTTTGATTCACCAGTAATTTTAATGAAATCATTATACGCCACGTTTGGTTGACAATTTTCATTATTTTTATTTACAGGAGTCTCATTTATTGAATTTGTCGTTTCAGTATTTTGTTGAGTAACTGTAGTTGCAGATTTACTCAATTGTTCTTTTTGTCGTTTAATTTCAGAATAGAAATTTTTACCTAATTCCATTTTGATAGACGCTAAAAAGTTTTCACTTTGTTTTAATGTAAATATTTTTTGTCTCACCCCTTGGAAAGTGGTTTCAAATGAGCCAGGGGAAATAGAATGGTTAACTTCTAATATTAGGTACGGTCCGTTAAACATCGGTACATTTCTTAATGTAAAATACATTGTTGGTTGTATGGTTGCGTTACCCATAGATTGAACTGTACAAGAATAACTTCTATTTTTATACAGATTAAAAAGACTAACATTCTGAGTTTGTGACTTTTTACCAGATGTTAACTGAGCCAAATTATATTCCATTAATAATGATTCAGATGTTGATTTACCAACATCTTGAGCCAAATTTAAATTATGAAACATCTGTTGTCTTTGTAGTCCAAAATCAACAGCAAAACCTACCACTTTATTTGACTTTTCATCTGTTGATGTGTTTAATCTCACATTAGGGTTGTTTTGAGCCCTACCTAATTCAAAACCATCATCACAATATCCATTATGTTTACTTTCAACTAAAGTATTAGTTGATGGGTCAGTTGATAATATATTTACAAACTTAGTCGATGTCTCAGAATAATCTACTTCAGAATAAGTACCAAACATTAATTGAGCCATTTCTTGGGGGCCTTCATTATTTCTTCTATTATAGAAATTGATGTATGAAGGCATTGTAAATGTAACAAAATGGTGGTCTTTAAGAATTTCAGCAATAACTGTATATACAGAAGTTGCAGGGTCAACATTTGAAATTTTAGTTTTAACTTTAAAAATATCAACTAAAACATCGTCCCCAATATCCCTACTGGCTTTATCTAAAAATAAAAATGATTCTAAAAATGTATCTTCTGAAAAATTATTTCCTGAAACCCATTTATCGTTCAATACTTTAAACATGTCATAGTATTCAACTTTTAAATCTTCCCCAATTACGTTAGTTGAATTAGTTTTGATACTTTCTATTTGTATTTTAGGTAATTCTTTTTGTAATATTAATAATGTATTATTTAAAACATTATTAGTTAAATCTACTTTTTCAAAGTAATCAGCTAATAGTTCAATTAAAAATTCTTCTCTATTATCATTTGGATTTTTATATTTGTAAGAAGAATATAATTTTATTATTGGAGATAACAAAATTATATTATTAGACGTAAACGGTATATCAAAAACAGGAAAGAAGTCTGTTATTGTACTTCCAGATTCTGCGTAATTAATTCCTTCAAAAGTTGAGAATCCAACATATTCTTGGAGTGTTTTCCACTCGTTTGGATATGCAATTTTAGAAGACGATGTTGTTACGTTATTATTAGGTATTGGTACCGCGTTAGGTGTTGATACCTGATATGAACCAAAATTTATTGGGTCAACTGTAAATTGTTCTGTATTTATAACCGCACTTAAAAATGAAAGAAAAGTTTTTCTATTATAGTCGTAAGGATTTGCCCTTTTTAATACCACATCTTTATTTAAAAATTGTGAAATAGTTTGGTTTTTATTAGAAAATTGAGCTTGTTGGACATTTTTAATAATGTTTAAATCATCTAATCCACTAACCGAATTTACCTTATTAATTATTTTATACAACATTTGGAAATTGTTGTATTCCGATATCATATTTTTGTTTGCAGTTTCCTCATTATAATTTTTTTCAGATTTAGAAAAATTTAAAAATTCTTTTTCAAATATGTCCAATTCTTCTTTTGTAAAAACACCAAATATATCTTCAATTTTTGAATACCCATTTTGATGTAAGAAAGTAAATTCTTGTTGATTATCCGTTTCTGAATTTATCTTACATAGATACTCATTATAACTTGGTTTAACCATATTAGTAGGGTCAAAATATCCAAAATGTGGATTTGACCAATCTAATCTAATAGACCCATTATAAGTTCCTGGCACATCATAATTTTTTTGTAAATCGTTTGTTTGTGAATTAAAAAATTCATAAAATAATTGATTTACTGGTGAACCAAAAGATGGAGTTACGTAGAATGTTCCATCACTTTTTAAAGTGTTTTTTAATAGACAAGAATAGTTAGAAATTGTTAAATACAATGCCGGGTCATATGTACTCTCACTACTACTTATTTTTGTAGATATTGGTGATAATATCTTTAATGTACCATCATTTCTATAATAAGAAAAAGATTGACTTACTGTTGAGTATTGGGTAACTAAATCAAAACCATTATAAAAGTAATTAAAGTCATTAATTACTTTAGGATAAAACCCAACAGAGACATCTTCATATGTAATATTAGGTATTGAAGTTGTATCAACTTTTTTTAAAGTTATATCAAAATTTGTAGTTGTTGATGTGATTTGATAATTTCTTGAAATATCCGAATTAATTGGGTCGTAATTTGTTTGATAATTAAATGGTACCCAACATTTATCTAAAATATCAATATTGTTATTTATATAGTTTTTATATCTATACCATATAGAACCATATTTTAAAATCCATGCATATGGTAATTTGTGAAGAGCCCCAAATTTTCTAAATGTTGATGCAATGTAATCTAATTCTGTAAAATTTTTATTTGGAGTACTATTACCATTATTTGGTTGATAGTCTTTAAATCTTTGACTCAAAGTTGCTAATGGTAAACTATTTAACAACAAATAAGCCGCCTCAGTATACGGATACGGAGCTCCTGATTTTTCATTATTAACACCATTTTGTATAGCATTCACAAAAAACGGAGTGTTGAAAATTGAAGTACACTGAGCTTGTGTCATTAAATTATTATAACTACTATAGTAAACACTACCAACAGTCGTTAAAAGTTGGGTATTGTCAGTTAGAAGATTAGTATAAAATTCATTTGAAAAATTGTTTGTATTAATTTGTTGTGAAGCTCTTACATTAAAATTAGTAACTGGTCGATTTACATCAACATTTGTAAATGAATCAAAATTTGTTGTAGTTTTATAGTATGGGTTAAACATTATTGATTTGGTCGTGTTGTTAAACAACTCATAATTTGTAATTGTTTTACCGTTTGTAACATTTGAAGTTAACCAATTATCACTTATATAAGGTAATGTATCAAAAAAATAGTAAGTATTACTTGTCGTACCTGTATAAATTCCAAAAAGTTGTTCAACATTTTTAAAGTCTAGGTTAGGTTTTGGAAATTCTGTTAAAAAATCTTTATAAATTATTGTCGGGGTTTGTATTATTTTGTCAATTTCTTGTGTGACAAAATAATCTCTAATATATTTGTTATAAGATTCACCATTACCATTATTTGATATTGTTTTTAAAAATTCATTAAAAGACGCAACGTCTATTTTATAATTTGAAAAAAGATTTAACAAGTCAGGACTGCCAGTACCTATACTTTCTTTAATACTTTTACTTATAGCATCTGAAATAAAATTTATAATTTGTGTTTTTTTCGCAGTATCTCTTTGTAACCCTTGATAATTTGTATTCAAAATAATCCTCTCAATTATTTCGTATAAAAATTTTGTAATTTCTTTATTTGAAAAAATGATGTTTTTAATCGGTGCGTCAAAAGTAGACAAAGATAATCTATAAACATCTTTGTTTTCATTTCGGTTTGTAGTATATGGATTTGGTACCGACTCTCTTTGAGCAAAAGCGTTTGAAAACTCTTCGACAAACTCTACTTCAGGCCAAACACTATAATCATAAGATTTAACTACGTTTTGATATTTTCTATCACCAGGATAGGCAATTTCATAACTTGTATCTCCTGATGTGTTATTTTTTTTAACAGTAAAGAGTGGCCAAGGATATACTACTGCCTCTTCAATTGTTTGAGATGTTTCTAAACAATTATAATCATTCTCGGTAAACTCAGATTTTCTAGCCTTGTCATATCGTTTGTCATAAGCCTTTGTGTGTACATCATCAAGCAATGAATAAAACGCTTCAACTGACACAACAAATATTGAGATTATATTTCTTATTGTTGGTTTAAACCCAATACCTGTTTGCGGGTTTTCTAAAATTTTTACAAGTTGTTCTGAAAATTTTTTTTCATTTTCTTCTCTAATCTCAATTGCTCGTTTTTTTAGATTACTTGTTTTCGTAATAAACGTTTCGTCATTCGGCACTCCTTCAAAAATAAAAAATTGATTAGTTTGAAAATTTGTGCCATCACTGTTTATTGTTACCGCACCTTTAACTAATTGATTTAAGGATTGTGTAAAACCTGATAATTCATCGGGAGTTGGTGCTTTATTGTTTCTTGCCTTATAAGTTGCAACCGGGTCAACCTCGTCAGGTGATAATGAAACTAAAAAATTTGATATATCGACATCAGAGGTTAATCCAATATTACATTTTGCCAATGAGTCATTATATTGAACTATGATTTTTTTTAATTCCGCAATAGAATCAATTTTAGTTTGTTGGTTAAGTTCTTTATCTTCTTTAAACGTATAATATTTTTTTCCATCTGTTTTAGATATATAAAAATTTATAGTATTAATGTACTTATCGAACCAAGATTCACCCCTATAAAAATAAACATCCCCTTGGAATTTTTCTAAATTTGTTAAAAACAAGTCACAATTTGTAAGTGGTTGTAAATCTACTTTACCTGAGTTATTTAATATGTCTTGTACAAATTTATCTAATTTATACATTAACTCCTGTATAGTAATATTTGGTAAATCTGTAATTAATGGTGGGTCACTATTCCTATATTTGTCATACAATTCCACCAACCTTTGGTATCCTCGTTGGGAAGTTTGGGTTTCAACAACTCGACTATCACTTGAATTTGAGGTGTTTGTTTGACTTGTTGTAGTAAATTTTGTAGTGTACATGTGGGGTAATGCCATTATTTCACCCATGGTTATGTCACCAAACGGACCATACTTGTAAGTTATGAATGTTAAAGATACAATGAAATTACCTGAAGATGAGTCATACGATGAATTAAATTTTTGTAATAATAAAGGATATTGTACCGCCTTACCGTAATAACCTTTAAGTGTTAGATAAAATATTGGATACGGTAATGAGAAAAATGCAGCGTAAGGTGAATTGTTACCTTGCTCAAACATAGCCCTACCCCTAACATCAACCAAAGTAATTGTTACTGTAGGTACAAACGCAGAATTAGTTCTTACTTGTATGTTTGTTATACCTAAAAAACCATTATCAACAATACTGTTATTATTGGTTATGTTGTCATCAAAATTAAAAAATTCTCTTGATTGTTGAGCGTAATTTTTACTTCTAGCCGCGTTAACTTTTTCATCTGTACCTAAAAGTTCACCTATATAATTGTTTTCTAAAAAATCTTTATTATTTGGTTTTAAAAAATTAATTTTACCTATTGTAACAGTTTCAGACCCAACTTGTCCGTTTGCAACCCCATAAGTTAATTTACTTCTTGGACTTAATTTACATTCCAAATTGGCGTACATTATTAATGACTCCTGTTTAACGTACCTATCTTCCCTTCCACCTTCATCAGATGTAACAGAATTTGGGTCAACTAAAAAAATATTCTCGTAATCGAATTCGACGTAGATTGGTTTATCTGCCATAATAGAAAAAATAATTATCTAACTGATTTTTATAATCTAATAAACTTGAATCCAAAGGAAATGGTACCCTTAATGAATATCCATCAGGTATATTATTTTCTAAACCACCAAACTGAGGATTTGCTTGTAATATTAACCAACCAAAATAAGGTGTCCCATAAATTTGTTGAGAAACTTTATCAAGTCTTGTTCTGCTTGACCTGTAAATGTATCTTTTATCAGTTGATTTAGAAGTTAATCTAACAAAAGGCACAATATTTTGTGTCCCATTAATTAAAAAACCTTTATATCTATTGTAATATTGAAGAGCCATGTTATATAAATTTTATTTTATCATTAAAGGTTAATAACTCTTCAGTTAAGTTTACTGTTTTATATATATTCTGAAGTTCGGTTGATTGTTGGGTTGTTGGTGTTAGTGTCTCAGTAAAATCAACTATAACATCAACATCTTTGTTATATGGAGTGTAAGAGTCTTTATCATAATCTTCAGTATAAAGAACCCCTAAACCTTCTACAGCACTTAAAACTTCTTCTTGTCCAATTCCATATTGTTCCATAACATAAAAGAACTCATCTTTAACAAAATTGTAAAGGTTTTGAGGGTTAGTTACATCTTTAATCCCAACAGTTAATTTATCAATTATCTCATCAACATTTGATGTTGCCTTATAAGTACTCCAAAATATTGTACCCATTTTTTGAAATTGTAAATCTGTATCAGTAAAATAATC